GGGATAACCCTATTGTAAAAGGTTGTATTAAAGCTGCACCGGGACACAAGATTGTTGCGATGGATTTGACCACAGCGGAGGTATATGTTGCCGCTGTGCTTGCTAAGGATAAGGCATTGATAGAGGTATTTCGTTCAGGCGGAAACTTCCATAGTACCATTGCTAAGAAAGTATTTAGATTACCCTGCCCAGTGGAGGAAGTAGCTGAGAAGTATTCTACACAGAGACAGGCGGCAAAAGCTGTTACTTTCGGTATCATGTATGGCGCAGGTGCTAGAAAGATTAGTGAGCAGGTTACTAAGGATTCAGGTAAGCCTTTCACTAGAACGGATGCACAGGACGTGATTGATGAATATTTTACTGCGTTCCACAAACTAAAATCATGGATTGAAGAAAACCAACAGTTTATCCAACAAAATGGATTCATTTACAGCTTCTTCGGAAGAAAGAGGAGATTACCAAATGTCGCATCGTCAGACAAAGGCATCCAGAGCCATAGCGTTAGGTCTGGTCTTAATTTTTTGGTGCAGTCTGCTGCTAGTGATATTAACCTATTAGGTGCTATCGATATGAACGCCTATATAAAGGCAACTGGTATGAAAGCACGTATCTTTGCGTTAGTACACGATTCAATTCTAGCAGAAGTACCAGACGATGAGGTAGACCACTATAAAGAGAAACTAGCAGGGTTTATCCAAATAGATAGAGGTGTCTCTATATCTGGAGTACCTGTAGGTTGTGACTTTGAGATTGTTCACGAAGATTATTCTGGCGGAAAATTCGAGAAGAGGTATGGTGTTCACGTATAAAGATTTTAATAAGATAACCTTCCCCGCGTTTTTACTAGATTCGAGTAATTGGGAGAAGTCAGACGGTCTGCTATTCTGCGAAGGCAAGTTAGTAGATGATTCTAATCAGATGGGCGCTACTTTAGGCGCTCGTAGGGTACAGACTCCTTTTAAAGATAAGTATGAACTAAAAAAGGCTGTAACAGCTCCCAACGGTATTTTGAAACAGAGCACACGCTATTTTGTAGATAATAAAGGTATGCCTTTTATATATGAAAAAACGCGGTTTATGCCTTTAAAGTATTTGAAGATTAGAAAGGTGGAGCGGAAAGAGTATGCTACACTTATATGGGTAAAAGGGCATAATGCTCCTTTTACCGTGCCGCGCCCTCCCGAAGATGGACACGCATGGGCAGGGATTTTGCATTTACATGGATTACCGTGGATGCTTTACGAGTACTCTACAGAGAAACTCAAAGACACTAGAAGAAAAGTATAACTTATGGGTAAACGACGAAAAACTCTTGCGGGTGTAAATTTTGACCTAAGAGAGATTGAACCTTTAACACGCAACCAACTTAGAGCATTTGAATCAGGTAAGAACCTCGTTCTTCATGGACTTGCAGGAACAGGAAAAACCTTTATCTCATCATACCTAGCGTTTGATGATATGACAAAAGGCGAGTACCAGAAGCTGATTATTATACGCAGTGCAGTTCCTACAAGAGATATTGGTTTCCTGCCCGGAACAGAGAAGGAGAAAGCCTCAGTCTATGAGGAGCCTTATAAAGATATTGCTAATGATTTATTCAGTAGAGGGGATGCTTATGAAATCCTCAAACAGAAAACTTTAGTAGAATTTATGACTACTTCTTTTATACGAGGGATTACACTTAGAGATGCGGTTATTCTTGTTGATGAGTGCCAAAATATGTCTTTTCACGAGCTAGACTCTATTATTACTCGTATTGGTGAGAATTGTAGAGTTATTTTTTGTGGGGACTTCCGTCAAGCAGACCTGAAACAGAACGGGATGCAGGACTTCATACAAATCTTGAAACGTATGAGTTTATTCAACTTTATTGAATTTGAGGTTGAAGACATTGTGCGATCCGAGTTTGTTAAGACTTATATTATTGCTAAGAATGAACTTGAACTGTGAAGGCAGTCATAAGTCATAGAATATATATGGATTGTAGTGCTGAACTGCAAGAGAGTATCGATAAAGAACTCACATATACTATTCCTTCGCACAACCCACACGATCCGCCCCAAGTTATTAAAAACATGGGCATTATTCGTAACGGGTTAGTATCACTACCAATAGGGCGTACGGATTTAATACCAGAGCACTATGAAATAGTCGATAAGCGGATAAAGAAGCCAGTAGATTTTCCTGAGTTTAAGTTTGAACTACGAGAAAGTCAACAGAAGGTTTATGATGAAATCGAAGACAATGCTATAATTAACGCATGGGTCAGTTGGGGTAAGACATTTACAGGTCTCGCAATAGCAGGCAAATTAGGTCAAAAAACACTCGTTGTTACCCACACTGTCCCTCTGCGTAATCAGTGGGCAAAAGAAGTAGAAAAAGTATTTGGGTTTACTCCTGGCATCATAGGCAGTGGGAGATTTGAACTTGACGCTCCTATCGTTATTGGGAATACTCAAACTTTATACCGCAATATAGAGAAGATTCGTAAGGAATTCGGCACTGTCATACTTGATGAGATGCATCATGTTAGTAGTCCGACCTTCTCTAAGATTTTAGATACAAATTACTGTAGATATAAGATAGGATTATCGGGAACTATAGAAAGAAAGGATGGTAAACACGTTGTGTTTAGAGATTACTTTGGTAATACTCTCTTTAAGCCGCCTAAAGAAAACTATATGACCCCTACAGTACACATAGTACCTTCCGAGATACGCTTCATGGATGGTGCTAGAATACCGTGGGCTAATAGAGTAACAAAATTAGCAATGGATGAGGAATATCAACACACAATCAGTATGCTTGCCGCGGCCTACGCCGCAAGAGGGCATAAAGTGTTGGTAGTAAGCGATAGAGTAGCGTTTTTAAAGCGTTGCGCTGAGCTTACTGGAGACAAAGCCATATGTGTTACGGGTGACGTAGCACATGAGGACAGAGAAACGCTTGTGGATCAAATTCTCTACGGGGATGCAGAAGTTTTGTACGGTACGCAAGCAATTTTCTCGGAAGGGATATCCGTAGACAGCCTGAGCTGCCTTATTTTAGGCACTCCTGTCAATAATGAACCTCTACTCACACAGCTAGTAGGTAGGGTGATACGAAAGAAGGAAGGTAAGATTGACCCCGTTATTATAGATATTCACTTGAAAGGAAACACCGCTAGAAAGCAGGCTTCTAACAGAGTGGGTTTCTATATGAAACAGGGTTGGAACATGAAGTACCTTTAAAATAATTCTTGACAACTTACTTAAACTTCGGTATAATATATGCTCTTATTTGATTGGAAGAAGGTTTACGATACGGCAGAGGGGAACGTTTCCTCATGTAATTTAATTATGGAAATGCTCATAAAAGGGCAGATCCCTAAAAATACATACGACCCTATCTATAGATTTTCTCAGATGAACTTTCACGGGGACTCCTTTCTGGTGCATCCTGAATTTCTTCTGTACAATTCTTATAAGTATACACACCGAGAGCTTAGTATTTATTACGCACTTTCTTCTTTAAGAAGTTATGCAGAATACTTAGCCTCAAATAAACTTACGCTAGATTCACTGCATTGTCCCGTGGATTTAGATACTATTAAAGACAACAGGCTACTCATTGTAGAAGAGAAAGATATTACTTTTATATATGAAGAAGTCCAACTGGAGACTATACACTAATGGCTATTGCATTTAACCAACAAAAGGGCTCTGCCCAAAAAACATCTATCGACAGCTTTCGGTTTGTTGATGGCGACAACAAAATGCGTATCGTAGGAGACATTCTTGCTAGATACGTCTACTGGATCAAGGGCGAAAACGGAAAAAACATTCCTATGGAGTGCCTTTCTTTCGATAGGAACGCTGAACGATTTAACAATGTAGAGAAAGACTGGGTTCGTGAATACTTCCCAGACCTGAAATGTGGCTGGAGCTACGCTACTCAGTGCATTGACGGTGGGAAAGTAAAAGTAGTAAACTTAAAGAAAAAACTTTGGGAGCAAATTATCACTGCTGCTGAAGATTTGGGTGATCCTACTGATCCTGAGACTGGTTGGGACATTTGTTTCAAACGAGTAAAAACAGGTCCACTTCCTTACAATGTTGAGTACCAACTACAAGCTCTCAAATGTAAGCCACGTGCTCTGACCGACGAAGAGAAAGAAGCTATTGCTGAATTAAAGTCTATGGACGATGTAATGTCTCGTCCTACTCCTGACGCTCAGAAAGAGCTTCTTGA